GTGCGAGCTATTGGTTTGTCGTGTTTAGTAGCCATTATGACCCCATCCAAGAGTTAGAGACTGCACCTTGATTCTGGTACGTATTCTTTCGGATTATACCCTTATATTCCCGATGTGCAACAGGAAACGCAAAAGTCAATGCAATAGCGTCGGCTGCGTCAGGTGACGCTAGTCCTCTTGATCTCATGTCTTTCTTCGATTCCAAGAAGATGCTGCCCTTGCTATCAGGCTTCATCATGGGCGAGATCAGATCACTTTTCAAGTACCGATCCGTAGGCACGCTAGCTGACTTGAGCCATTCTCGCATATCGCCCCACATTTCCGCCCGTTTGTTACCATACATCATACTGTTCTTTGCTTTGTTCCCGAAGTTAACACCTTTGATCTTATAACGTTGCTCTTTTAGTCTGTCCACTACCCCAGCTCCTAGCCCACCTTCGTCGATGTTGACTAGCGTTGGCTGATATTCCTCGATGGCCTCGATGACTCGCCCAACTGTTTCCATTGTATCGTCACCTTTATGCCGCTTGATGGCTATGACATCCCGTCCTTGCCGAACAGCAATGACCGTTGAGTCCGACCCAAACCGTGCAGGGTCAACCCCTATGATGATGGGTGCAGTATTGTCCTTGTACTTTTCCCGTTGCATGGCTTCTTCGACTGTGTTGACGCTGATGAACTGATCATCGGACGCGTTCGGGAACATACCGTACACTTCGACGTGGGCTTGCACCGAGTCCGAGCCGTACTCAGCGATGATCTGTTCGTACACGTTCTTGTCTGTACCTTCGACTTGGCGTGAGTCGATGTTGCGGTTTTTCCAAAACTCTCGCTTAGAGTGGAACGCCTCATAGAAATAACCCGAATTCCGTCGTGGGTTGCTAAACGCCATCCAAAACCTGTTGGGCGTATTCTCTGTAAAAAACCCAGATGTCACCGCCCAGATAGAATCATCAATACCGCTTGCCTCATCAAATATAACCATTACCCCATCGTAGTTGTGAACCCCCGCGTAAGCATCAGGATTCTCCGCCGACCACAGGCGTCCTTCAACACCCCAATATCTTGTGCCTTTTTTCAGATCCCGTTCGACTAGCTCAGTCAACCATTTGGCTGGCATCACCCGTGTTGCCGATACCTCAAACCAATGGCTGTTGATTGACATACTGAGCCACTTAGTAATCTCCGCCCAGGTGACGCTGCGCAGCTGGCTTTCCGAGTTAGCCGACACGATGACGGTTGCGCCTATTCTAGTGGATAACATCCAATGTTCTAGCCATGAGACTAACGCCGACTTACCAATTCCACGCCCAGACGCTACCGCTTTTCTTAGCACATCGAAGTCCAGCTTGCCTTGATTCTGTTTAATATGTTCGGCTATGTCCAGTAAGATCTCACGTTGCCACTTGCGTGGCCCTGTAAAATTCTCAAGCGGCGTACCCTGTTGCGCCCACGGGTAGCAATACATCACAAACGCTAGCGGGTTGTCCTTGATCGCAGGACTCCACAGGCGTGACATTAACTCTTGTTCGTCTTGCGCTGAGTAGATGGTGGATTGCATTTATGCGACTTTTTGTTTCAGTTCAGGTTTCACGTGGAACGCTTCGGCGTCAGTTGGTTGGCTTTCCACTTGTTTGAACACGCCTTCAATCACGCGCTGTTGCGCTTGTTCGAGTGCGGCTGTAATCGAGATGCGTTGTTCAACATCTATCGACAGTTGTTGTTTAGCTACCCAGCCATGCTGGTGCTTGAGGATTTCTAGCGCAGCTTTAGCGTCACCATCGGCTGCGGCTTTGTGCAGTATCGCAGACAACTCCATCTCGCCATCGGCTTTGCCTTTTTGTTCAGCGTACTCGGCAATGGGATCTAGTTGCGTGAGCTGTCGGTATTCGGTAGGGCGCATCCCAGCTGCGAGTGCTAACGTGTCGCCTTTGAGTCCTAACTTGGCAGCGTCGTATATGCGTTGCAATCTAGCCTCGGTAGCCTCTAGCTTGCGTGGCTCATACACATAGGAATGAAAGTTATCAAACATGGTGGAATATTATCATAGATTTTTTAGGTTTTTATAAAAAAATAAAAAGTTTGAGCAAACGCTCCGCCGCCATAGGGCTGTTCGCCTCGGCCCTACCCCCCCCATGCAAAAATTAAATGCCCTATGGTTAGTAGGCACTAACTTGCACAAGTGTAAGTCTTAACTAACATCTATGTGGGCATGGGCTAACATGGTGTTTGTCTCATGTTTGACAAACAAACAAAAACCAGACACATACAGACAAACATAATCTAATGTGGATTATGTGTGCCATGTGGACAAGGCATTTTAAATAGGGACTTATATAGTTTAGATAATGATTATGTGGGTTATGTGGACATTATGTTTTAAGGTTATCCACATTACCCACAGATTAAGGGAAAGGGAAAAGTGTGGACAAATGGACAATGTGGACATGGTGTTTTAAATCGCACGAATAGCTGGTAACGCTGTCGTGCATACAGCGATCCAGACACATGCCCATACATCAAAAATTAATCCCCAAGCATATAGACTTCATAGTTATCCACATTACCCACAAACAAGGTTTTATAAAGCTTTCAAACCCATTTCCCTATACCCACATTAAACCCACATTCAGTCCACACCATACCCACAAAACAACAAAACCATGCACACACAACAATTTTTGTTACAATCATAGAAGTAACACAGCAGTAAAAATTCACTAATCTAAACTAAAGTAAGAAAGGCAACAAATGCACAACATACTGTATTTAAGAAAAAACCATTGTTCACTCAATGCTGTAAAAGACCAGATTAAACTTAATCTAATGCCTAGGCTTTACCATAAAACAAACCACGAAGTTATCTATCGTGGTCTTGATCTGGCAGAACGAATAGCTAGACGAGCAGTTTTAGTAGACTTCGGAGAGATGTTTAACGATCTTAAAAAAGATGGTAGTAGGGATGCAGCATTAGAAGTATGTGATTATTTAAATGGCAGTAGATGGCTTAGATGTGTAAAAAATTGGTATGACATTTTAAGTGAGCATTTTGATGGGTATTACTTTGAATGTAATGATTGTGGGCATTTGGACAGCGACAATGAAGCCAACAATGTAGAAGATGATTATTCAGTCTGTAATGATTGTAGACATAACTATTATTGGTCTGATCGTAATAATTATTATCAGGATGTTAGGGATGAAGATGAAGATGATGATAGGGAACATGAGCATATTGGTAGCTATCATTCATCAAAACGAAGACTAGGGCATATCCCATCCAGCTTTGATCAACGAAGTCCTAGGGTTCTCTTAGGTCTGGAATTAGAGATGGAATGCAAGCATGAAGATTATGATAAGGATAGTAGGGCAGGACACTTGCTGGATGCCATTGGTAGCTATCGTGGACAGACCTATGCCTTATGCGAAGAGGATGGTTCTCTAGATGATGGGTTTGAAATGGTTACTGGATATACTGGTCTGGATGTGCATAAAGAACAGCTACAGTTTTTTAAGCATACTTTCAAGGGAATGGCATCCCACAATACTGAAACATGTGGTCTACATGTGCATATTTGTAAGTCTAATATGTCTACCCTACATGGTGCGAAGATGGTATTTTTTATCAATGATACGAACAACTACCAGCTGATCAAAGCAGTAGCTAGACGGGATGCTAGTTATGGGAAGATCAAAGATAAAAAATCTGATACTTCATGGTTAAAAGATGTGGTTAGACATAAAAAAGATAAACATAGTCAACTTAGGGGTTTGAATAGTGATCGTTATGAAGCATTGAATTTTAACAACGATAAAACCATTGAATTCAGATTATTTAAGGGTTCTCTGAAATATGAGACGATCATGGCATGTTTAGAGTTTACTTACGCCACATGGCATTTTTGTAAGGATGCCGGTATAGATCAACTCACAACTGATCAGTTTATTCAGTTTATTTGTATGCCACAAAACAAGTCTGATACTCGATTTTTAAGGGTTTATCTTAAAAACAAGGGTTTTGACATGGCATGTGGGATGCCTACAGTATGTCCAGACCATCTAAGAAAAGTAGCTTAATCAACAAACAAGGGAAATATAAAATATGTGTTTATTAATAACTCAAACAAACAAAACTCCAGTTTTACATACAGACTGGTTAGAAGACTTCTATAGTTTTAATAGTGATGGTGTAGGCGTGATGTATGTAGACAAGGGTAATATTGTTATCAAAAAATTGTTGCCTAAAACTGATCAAGACCTAGTAAATTTTTACAATCAAAATATCAAGGGTAAAAATTGTGCATGGCATCTTCGCATGAGAACACATGGCAACATTGACCTGGACAACTGTCATCCTTATCCAGTCCTTAATAAAAAAGAACATGGTCTGGATATGTGGCTTATGCACAATGGCATTTTGTCTACAGGCAACAAAGCCAATCCAAGCAAGTCTGATACATGGCACTACATTAATGATTATCTAAAACCCATGTTGTGTAAGAATCCAGACTTTGCGTTCCATCCAGCTTTCAAGCTGATCGTGGCAGATCATATTGGTAAATCTAATAAATTTGTATTGATGGATGGTGCAGGTCGCATGGCAACAATCAATAAAGATAGTGGCGTGTATTGGTCTGGTATGTGGTTATCTAATACATACGCATGGTCGGCATCTACTACAGCATCAAAGAAGCCTATCACTGATAAAAAGAAGATCGCTAAACAAGCATTAGAGAAGCCTGTAATTCATAGATATGCCCTAGACAACAACTATGGACTTCGTGGCAACAACTTCAGCACAGCATGGATGGATGATGGGGATATCAGTTATTACGAAGATGAGATCGAACAACTATTAATGGACTTCGAAGACTATGGGTTCATGAGTGCAGCAGATATCAATCCAGCTGTAATTACAGACTTTATTAATGAGTTTAGTTTTACTTGTTTTACTGATATTGCATACATGGTCTTAGATCAATCCATCAATGAAGACTGGTTCATTAAATGTATGCGAAGTCACGATCATGCTAGACAAGCATTCCCATGGTTAGATCGTGTAGCTGGTAATTCAGAGACATACGATAAACATGGTGTAAATACTCAAAACTCTTTTAACTCTATTAAGGTGATCGCATGAAGACATTAATTGATTATTTACTAGGTGCAGTATTCAGCGTATTAATGGGATTAGTTTTAGCATCAATTTGGATTTATGCGAAAGGATGGTATTAAATGATTATTACAATAGCTGTATTGTGTATAGTGGCTTTGATGGTAGCTTTATTCGATCTGTAAACTAACACTATTCCAGCACCAATTCAGTCCCTTAGAAATAGGGGATTTTTTTTATCCTATAGCTACCCATTACCCATGTAATAAAATCCGTTACAAGTGGCTTAAATGGGTTTTAAATGGCATCCCCTATTTTTAGGCATCCAGCTGGTCTAAGATTTTTTACAGCTGGACTTATGTTAGTTAAGACTTACAGACTTTTGACTTTTTTTGCAGCATTTTTTTACTGATTATTTATGCAGCATATTTTTTATACGGATTTTTGATAGTTTTGTGGGGACGCTTTTTTCGATTAGGTCTGGAGACGCTATTTTCGATTCAATTTGAAACTAACGTGGGGGACGCTTTTTTCGATTACGTTCCACCACGCTATTTTCGACTCCATCAAAACGGCACGTCTTGAGACACAGACGGACTATCCTCAAGCGCGCGTCTTAACTCTGACTTACTCAAGATGTACGCTAACTCAGGTGCAGCGAAGATGTGCTTTTTTGTATCAAAGTCTCTCGACTTGATACGCCCACAATCTACCCAGCCTGCTTCCTTCAGGGCATGTAACAAAGCAGCCTGTGGCACTTTCACATTACTAGGCGCTGATCCAGCTAGACGATCACACAACGAATGTAATGGCGAACCGATCACACCCTTGGCAAACTCACCCTTACGGGCGCGTAACATTTCAACTAAGAACGACTCGGCTATGCTCATCCCATGCTCAACCAAGTTGGCTTTAAACTCAGTCATGGCAGGCGGGGCTGACGGATTGAACTGACTAATATCACGGGCGTGTAACCACGCTGCAATAGATTTAAAACCACCATGTCGATACCAGTCCCACATCTGCTTGGCTTCAGTCGGATCCATGCGAGCAGCTGCTGACCACACACAGAACCAACGCCTATCTTGTGAATCAAGTGAGATAGGTACAGGATCATTTGAAAACGCCAGGACAAATAGTCTGTTAGCCATCATGTAAGGATGCAAGCCCTTACGGTTAATCGGTAGCATCTCAGGCGGTGCAGCGATGATTGGCTTGAGTTGATTGGCCAACTGTCTGCGTGTTGCAGCGTCGGGTTCTTTTAACTCATTAATTAATAAAATCTCAGACTCAAGCTGATATCCCCATTGACTGTTAATCGAGTTGTTGTCCATGATGCCACGGTTCTTAGAATGAGAACCACAGACTGCCCAAATGAATGGCGCCCACATCGTATCTTTACCACTACCTTGATCGCCACCATGCAAGACAGCGTGGTTAATCTTAGTCTCAGGGTGTTGCACCTTAAACGCCATGATATTTAAAACATGCTCAAGTTCTTCGGGTTCAGAAACAAGCTTTTGACAATGTTCCATCCACATACTAATATCGCCAACAACTGCATCAGACACATCAGGTCTGGCGTCACGCCACCGATTACCGTACAAGTCGCCGTCGCGGGCTACAATCACAGATTCACCAGCTGCGTAAGTTATGCCAACTAATGCCTTGGCACCTGATGATTGTCTGTTCTGATCATAGCAAATAGACGCTTCAACTCTAGTATTCGGTGCATGAAGTGACATACATTTGATGTGGCGAAATAGAGCGTTAAAAGTCTGTCTAGATATCTCACGGCGGTCTTGCATATCAAAGTAGGACTCATCGTCTTGCACATAAGCGAAACGCTCATACCACTTGGACTTCTCGACCCTGCCAAGCTCTTTGCGCTCGACCTCGGCTATCTTGGCGTCAGCGTCATCGGTGAACATATCGGACGGGGTGATCTTGGCAAGCGCTACGGTCATCGCCTCGGCAATCAACTGATCACGTAAGCCGTGGGTGACTTTAGGGCCACCATTAGCGGCTACCCAATCGAGAAATGTTTGACTGCCGAAATCGACACAATGCGAGTGCAGACAACAGTAAGAACGATCTAGGGGTTTGTACCGACCTTCGGGGTTGCCATCGGTGTGTTCGGCGTTGTTGGGGCAAGTGACTGAAAGCCACCCTTCGCCGTTGATCTTAGACAATACCATGCCTTGATCATTCATCCATGCTAACACATCGTCACCGCCATTGTCGGCAAGTCTGATTGGCGCGTAATGGTTCGTATCAGCAGGCGCAGGTGTTACACCTAGCGCCGTGCAGATGTCGCCTAGCGTGTAATCACGCTCAGGGTAGAACTCGATTAGCTTGGCTTCGAAGTTATCACGCCCAGGCTTCAGGTTAATCGAGCCTGGCAGACGCACATTACGGACTGCATTGGTAGCGCCTGCATCGGTGTAACCTGCAACCGCAATGGCTTTGACCGCTGCCGTAAACTCACCCTTGGTGGGTTGCTCAGAGAAAGCATAGCCGTACTGAAAATTATCAGGGCTAGTCTCAAGAATCCATGTCGGCGCAAGGGGCGGTGTTTTCGACTTCGTACCGATGTCATCTAGCATCATAAATAGCACAAACTCGCAGTTGGCTGCGGACGCTGATACGCGTCCTTCCTCAAAGCGATCTATGATAAACGACGCCGTATTGATATACCACGCCTCACCGTCCTTCATTCTGTGACTAGGCAAGTACGCAGGCCATGTGCATTTGATAGCGCCGTCAGCGTGCAACTGCAACGCGCCATCTTTTAACTGTGGCTTTTGGCGCACAATCAAGGCAGTCTCGCCCTCTGGCGCTAAATTCGTGATAAACTCTAAAAAGTTGTACATTTTGTGTTTTCCTTCCGTGAATGAGTTGCCCCTAGCCCAAAACTAGGGGTTTTTTTTTACTTTCCATACCTTGTCATAATGCTTGCCTCTACGTCTAAAGGTAATCCCTCAGCCCATGCGGGTGGGGTACACATAACGTCTTTGATTATTTGTACTGCTATTTCAGGTGTTGCTGACTCGACCACAATTTCATCATGGATGTGCAAAACCACATCATCCAAGCCTCGCAAAGCGTGTCGTAATAAGTCATTGGCGACGGCTTGTGTAATGTTTTCACAGGCGAGTCCTTTCCATAGTCTAGCTCTTGGCCACCCTTTGGCGTCGGCTGCTGGCTTCCAACTGGCTTTGGCATAACTAACTCCGTCTTGATCTAATTGGGCGAATGGATAGCATAACACACGACCAGAGGGTAGTACATACCACAGATGTTGCCCATCAAAAAGATAAGTTATACGCCCTGCGCTAAACTCATGTCCTTTGTTACGCATCGCCCTTGTGTACGCATTTTCAAGGTCTTGCCAATAAGGTACTGACCACGGATTCGCTAGACGCCACGCATTGACCATGCGCTTGGCTTCAGGTTCAGGTAACAAAATACCATACGCCCTACCCATTGCAGCGAACGCTCCCACGCCACCTGCAAAACCACACGCTAACTCTTGCACCTTGCCGATCTGTCTCTGCTCACTAGTGATCTGATCAACAGGTACATGAAAGGTTGCACTAGCATTGACCTTGTAAACATCCTCACCAGTACGGAACAGATCTAACTTCTTGATGCCTGCTGGGCAGTTAGATAACCACGGATTAACCCGTGCTTCAACGGCTGCCCAATCAGCAACGACTAATGATTTTCCCCGTTGGGGTATGAGGGCAGGTCTGAGCATGGACTTGAGAACATCCGTGATCCGCCTTCCAAAATGAGGGACAATTGCGTGGCCTCTAACCATTGCGGATCGTACAGCGTCGGGATCCTTAGCACACTTGCGTGTGAAGTTGTGGACTTGGGCGCCGTAACTGCTGGCTCTACCGGTGGCTGCTCCGCCTGCAAAGACAAATGCTCCACGGACTCTTTGATCTTCTTCATCTGCTAACTCCTTTAGTCTTTTAAATTTTGCGACACTAGACGCCCATAAGTCGTCCGCGCATTGGACAACATCAGCAACTTGCGGCGGTACTTCATCGGGATTTTCTTCAGC